TGCAATTTCAAACATATAGATAAATGACTGAATTACTAAATTGGATTATTTCAAACAAAGGAGTTCTTATCGAAATCCTCACAGGTGTTGTAAGTGTTGCTAGTATCATTGCTACTCTCGTTCCTAACAACAGCGCTAACAAGTGGGTAGCTAGAGCTAACAAAATCGTGAGTTGGTTGGCTTTAAACGTAGGTAAGGCTAAAAGCAATGGCTAAGGTTTCCTATAAGAAATGATTAAGTTGCTTGTCTCTCTTTTGCTGCACTTTCCTCAGCTTGCTGAAGTATTCTTCAAAGTTCGCGATGAATACACCAAACATCATAAAAACCGTAACCTCTCTGATGCTAACAAGCGCATTGATGAGTGGGTGCGCGGTGAATCAAAAAAGTGAAATTCCTTACTTTATTAAACGCCTTGAAGCGCATTCTTTTTCGGAAGAAGAAAGAGAGACAATCGGAGAAATCCTTAGATACACAGCAGAGCTGGAGTCAAGGTGAGTTGGTTGGTATTTGTGTTGGACACTCTCGCAAAGGCGACAAGGGAGCTGTTAACGTCTACAAGCAAAGCGAGTGGGATTATAACCTTAAGGTAGCCCTAAGCCTAAAGAAAGAGCTTTCTAACCTTGGCATAGACAGCTATGTTTATGGTAAATACGAAGGACGCAGCTATAGGGAAGCTATGAAATACATAGCCAAAACGTTGAAGAAAGACAAAGCTACTCTAGCTCTTGAGCTACACTTTAACGCTTTCAATGGAGAAGCCTTTGGTTGCTCTATGCTATACAATGCAAGCTCTACTGAGAGCCGTAGTTTAGCTAAGGAGATTCAGTTCTCTGTATTAAAAGCTTTCAAAACACTAAATAGAGGAGCAAGAGGTCTAAAAAGAAAAGACCGTGGTTGGTTGTTCGTCAACAACCCTTCCATTCCTACTGTTTTATGTGAACCATTTTTTGGGGACAACAAGAAAGACTGCAAGTTGTTCTCAGACACCCAAGGCTTAGCTAAGAGCTATGCTGAAGGAATCAAACAATTTCTAGTTGGAAAAGCTAACAAGTAACCGAAGTGCCCGAAAGGATAACACTAACGAGTGAAAGGAGTTAAGACTGACGAAGAACCTAAACAAAAACCTAAAAATTAAACTATTATGGCTAATGGACAAATCGCTCCGTCACGCTTAGGCCAATCAGGTCTGGCTGGCGATGCAAACGCTTTGTTTCTCAAAGTGTTCTCAAACGAAGTTCTTACAACGTTCGAAGAAACAAACGTTATGAAGGACTTGCATACTGTTCGGACTATTTCGAGCGGTAAGTCGGCGCAGTTCCCAACGATGGGTAAAGCTACTGCTAAGTATCACACTCCCGGTGATGACATCTTTGAAAAAGGAGTCACTACTGGACCTGATGGGTCTGAGTATGGTTCAAACATCGAGCACAAAGAGCGCATCATCACCATTGACGATGTTCTCATTGCAGCGACCTCAATCGCTAATATCGATGAACTAAAAAACCATTACGATGTAAGGTCTGCCTATAGTACCGAATTGGGACGTGCGCTTTCTAAGCGTTTCGACCTCGCTACTATGCGCACTTTTGTAGCTGCTTCTCAAGTGGACAATTCAACCCGCGCTAACCCAAGTGCTGATAACGGTATTGTCATTGACCTCGGTGCCACCACCGGAGCACCTACTGACCTAAGCAGCGCTGCTAACCTCATTCAGACCTTCCGTCTTATTGCACAGAAGCTGGACGAGCAAGACATCCCGGCTGAGGACCGCTTTGCTGTTCTTACCCCTGAGCTTTACTACTTGCTCGCAGGTAGCGATAGCGCTGCGATTAACCGAGACTTCGGTGGCGCAGGCAGCATCGCAAGTGGAAACATCTTGCAGCTTGTTGGGCTTAAGATTTATAGCTCCACTCACCTTAATGACATTGCTATTACGAGTGTCGCTGGGGATGACGCGAACGCTAACAACAACCCGTTCGATGACGCTGACGGCGGTACTGCTGCCAAAGGTTACCTTGACGCTGGTCTTAACACCCTTAAGTTCATTGCTGGTCACAAGTCAGCTATCGGAACCGTTAAGCTCATGGACCTTGCTGTTGAGTCTGAATACTCAATGTCTAAGCAGTCTACCCTGATGCTTGCTAAGTATGCAATGGGTCACGGCATTCTTCGACCAGAAGCTGCTGTGAGTGTCGTTGTTTAACGATAACACTATAACCTTAAAGGGGTCTCCTTAGATTAGTCTTTGGAGGCCCCTTTTTTTCTTATGAAGAAAAGAGCAAACCTTAGAGTTGAACATAAGTCAAAGAAAGGCGGTCTTACCAAAAAAGGACGGGACTACTATAACCGTAAGACTGGCTCTAATTTAAAGGCCCCGGTAACAGAAAAGAACCCTAAAGGAAAACGCGCAGCCCGTAGGCGTTCATTCTGTGCTCGTATGAAAGGCGCTAAAGGACCGATGAAAGACGAAAAGGGTCGTCCTACAAGAAAAGCGTTAGCTCTTCGTCGTTGGCGCTGCTGATTTAATAAACAATTATGGCTCTCACTACTGAACTAGAAAGTGTAAACCAAATGCTAGGGCATATTGGTGAAGCACCCGTAAACTCCATATCAAGCGAAGCATCGCTTCCTATATCAGCTAGCACTGCTCTAGTTGTTCTCAGAGAAACCGCTAAGGAAGTGCAGTCGGAAGAATGGCACTTTAACACGGTTACCGACTACGAACCTATTCGTGAGGTATCAGGAAAGCTAAGGCTACCTGACAACACTCTTTTTGCTGACGCTAAGAGTAAACAAAACGATGTTGTTCAGCGTGGACTTTACTTATACAACCGCAAAGACCGCACTGATGTCTTTAGCGAAACACTTAAGATAGACCTCACCGTTCAGCTCGATTGGGATGAGCTGCCAGAGGTTGCACGAAGATACATAACTCTTCGAGCTTCTAGAATCTTCCAAGGGAGAATGGTAGGTAGTAGTGAGCTGCAATCACTCATTGCTGTTGACGAGATGCAATCTCGCGCTCGTCTTCTTGAGCTTGACTCACAATCCTCTGACCGCACTATTTTCGACAGTGAAGACGTATTGCGCCGCATAGGCGTTGAGCGTAATTACAACATTTACTAATGCCTTTAATCAATACCTCTGTAACTAACCTCATCCAAGGGGTTTCACAGCAACCTGACTCCGTAAGGTTTTCGGGGCAAGCTGAGGAGCAAGAAAACGCTCTTCCTAGTATTGTCGATGGTCTTCAAAAAAGACCAGCTAGTGAATTCGTTTCATCAATCATAAATGACGCTGCTCTTGATGCTGAAGCGAAAGTTCATTTCATCCAGCGAGACAAAAATGAGAGGTATGTTGTTATTATTAAACCCAGAGAGAACCAAAGCGGTTCTCACACAGTATCTGCATTTAACCTAGAAACAGGCGCTCAGGCTTCTATTAAGGAGCGTTACTTTGGCGTTGTTGAGTCTGTAGAAGAAAACGGAACATACGTCACAGCCACGTTCACACAAGAATGTCCTGTGACGGTGTTGTCTACTGAAGCCAGTAGGCTCGGGACAGCTCGTATTGTTGAAGGACCAAGCAAAGGAGATACGACATACAACGTTCTGTCTGTTGCAGAAGACGCAGGAAACAAACAAGTAAAAATAGCGGGAAGCGGCATTAAGCTTTACGGAAGCGAATACGGAGAATCTAGAAGTGTTATTGAATACACTGTAGAGAACGCTTTGGGAGCAGACTTAGAGCTAGACGTTAGGAACTACCTTAACAGCGACAGCAGCAAACCTGTAGATGACATAAAAATGTCTACTACTGGAGACGTTACTTATGTTCTTAACACTAAAAAGACGGTAGCTAAGGATACTTCTATTAGTTCTCCCGTAAGCAAGAAAGCTTTGGTATTCATCAAGCAAGGAGACTACGACCGTAAGTATGGAGTTACTGTTAAGTCAGGTGAGGATACATTTACTAACTGGACTTACTCAGGTAGTTCTCAAAGACTCAGCGCAGGAGGAGGCTCATTCCACAATAGACCCAGAGAGGCTAGGTCTGATTTTATCTTAAGTAACCTTTTTGAAGGCATTTTAAGCGGAACGTTAGGAAGCCTTACTTCTAGATTTACTCAACCTGCTACAGGAGACGAGGAATACTATGACAAACCTTTAAACCTGATACCAAATCAAACAACTTTAGACCAAGTAAACGACCCTACTCAACAGTATAACAACCCAGACTACAATGAGTTTCCCTCACTGGCTACTGACTCGGACTTTGAAGTTTCTCTTGAGTCAGACTCTTTAGGTATCATCTCCGCAAACAAAGACTTCACTATCACGGTTGAAGACTCTATCGCTGGTGACGGTATTGGAGTTGCTCATAAAAGTGTTCCTACTATTGCAGACCTCCCAAAGGTAGCTCCTCATAACTTTAAGATTTTTATCCAAGGAGACCCTGAAGCAGGACAAGACGATAAGTATGTGCAGTTCAGACTTAACGGGTATGATGCAAACACTGAAGAAGGGAAAGTAGGGGCAGGCGGTTGGTATGAAACCAACGGCGACTCAGTGAACAACAGAATCGCCCATAACTCCATGCCTTTGCTTCTTAAGAGCACTGGTATTAATACTTTTGAGTTGGGTCACATGCCTCTTGATAAACTAGACACCGGGGACGCTGACTCAAACCCTGACCCTTCTTTTGTTGGAACTAAGATAACTGGTGTGTTTCAGTTCAAAGGTCGCTTAGGTTTACTCTCTGAGTCTTCAGTATCCATGAGTGAAGTTAAGTTCGGTAGTTATGACATTGAGTTAAACACCCAGAAATACAACTTTTACAGAACCACTGTGTCTTCTCTGTTGGACAGTGACCCTATTGATGTTTCAGTTTCTTCTGATAAGGTGACTAACCTAAGCGCTGCTGTAGCGTTCCAAGACAACTTGGTTATCTTCTCAGACTTTTGTCAGTTTGTTCTTAAAGGAGGTGAGCTGCTTACGCCTAAGACTGTATCAATTAACCAGATTACAGAATACGACTACGACAAGTCTGTTGAGCCTATCTCTCTTGGTTCATTTATTTACTTTCCGTTCAAAAGAGGAGATTTCGAAGGACTTCGTGAGTTTACCATTAACTCTTCTACTGACGTATTTGACGCTAATGAAATCACTGCGCATGTCCCTCAATACATTGCACAGGCTTCAGGAGGCGGTCTAAACTCAATGACCGGGAGCAGCGCAGAGAATCTCATTGCAGTTTCTGACGGTGCTGACATTTACATCTACCGATACTTCTTCAAAGGTAATGAAAAGGTATTGAGTTCTTGGAGTAAGTTCACCCTAAGTCAGGGAGGTGTAAGGGGCGTTGGTTTTGTTGACTCTGATTTGTTTGTTGTCCAAGCGTTGGAGGACTCTTCTCAGACTGCCCTTCTTAAGCTAAACTTAGAGAGTAAGTTAAGAGACCCGGAAGGCTACAACACTCACCTAGACAGGCGCGTAGAGGTCACTCTAAATGCTTCTGCTCTTGTTCCTAGCTTCACTGTGCCCTATAAGATTTCTGAAGACGAGCAGCTTTGTGTTTACACCAAAGACGGGTTAGAGCTTCAAAACATTGTTACTACTGAGGAGGGCTCTCAAACGAAAGTTTCTTTTCTTAATGACTTTGTTGGAGGAGGAATAACAGGAACAAACATAAAGCTTTACGCAGGGCTTAAGTACAACATGAAGTATGTGTTCTCTGAGATGTTGTTTAAGGCCAGCTCAGGTAACACTATGTCACCCTCAGTTGGTAAGATGAGGATTAAGAACGGTAGTCTGTTTTATGAGGACACCGGGTATTTCAAAATCAAGGTTACTCCTTACCTCAGAGATGACTACATTACTGAGTTTAACGCTACGGTCACTCAGCAGACTACTGAAGGTTCTGCACCAATAGAATCAGGTAACTTTAGGTTTCCTGTATTCGCTGACGCTGATAAAACTAAAATCACCATAGAGAACGACACAGCAGCTCCGTGCAATCTACAAAGCGCTGAGTTTGAGTCGTTTGTTCACCAGCGCTCACGCCGTTATGGATAAAATAGTAGAACACGTCGAAAAAAGTCATAAAGTAGTTATTACTACAGAAGAACACGCTCAAGACCTCATAAGAAACATGAGGGAAATAGACAAGCTTGAGGTATCCTGTTTCGGTTATTCACCAAGCAAAGCCGTTGAGAGGTCTATACAAGAAAGCGATTTCTGTTTTACCATCTTATCCAAAGACGAAAAGGTTATGGGAATCTTCGGTGCAGGAGTTTCCAAAGAAGAACCTTTGATGTGGCTTCTTGGAACTAAAGAACTAGACAGGAACCCTATGACTCTTCTTAGGCACTGTCAAAAGTGGATTTACGCTATAGCAGAGGCGTATGGCAGTGTGTCTAACTGGATACACGCAGACAATCTAGTCTGTCTTCGTTGGTTACAATGGTGCGGAGCAGAGTTAAGCGAACCCGTAGAGGTTCAGGGTGAGTTACTAAGAAAATTCAAAATAAACGTAGAAAAACAAAATGTGTGACATGGGTCTTACAGCGATGGCAATGTCAGCGGCTTCACAGGCTGCTGCGGTATTAGGCCAGAAACAGCAAGCTGAAGCGCAAGCCGCAGCTCAGAAGGAAGCTTCTATACAAGAGATGCGTAGGTTCCAGTTGTCTCAAAGAGCTGAAAGACAGCGCCAAGCGGACGAGGAGACAGCAACCTCTCTTGAAAGACAAAAGGCAGTCTTAGAAGAGACTGAGGGAGTAGCTACTACTATAACCGCAGCAGAAGAGTCTGGTGTTTCGGGTAATTCTGTTGGTCTTGCCATAGCTGAGTTTGCTCGTAAGAACGCTGAGTATCAGTCGGCCTTGTCACTACAAGAGCGCATGAATGAAACTGCGCAACGACTAGCTTTCGAAAACGCCGGAAACGCTTACATCAACCAGATGACTGCAATCAACAAGCCCATTGAACAGCCTAACTACTTAGGAGCGGTTCTAGGTATCGGTCAGACAATAGCAGGTGGTTACGCTCAGTATAAACAAGGCCAAGACATGAAGATTATCAGAAATAAGCAGGGCCTCTTAATTGACGCTCAGCTAAAGAACGCTCAACAAAGCGTTGCCGCTTCTCAGCAAGCTTACCAAAACGCTGCTGCTTCTTATGGAGCCGCCTCAATGGGAACTAGCATCCAGAGAGAACGAGCCAAAATACAATCAACCCAATTATACGGAGCACAATAATGGCAACTAAGAAAAACCCCCTTTCAAGTCTACTAGCTACCGACAGAAGAGTTCAAGCAACTGACTTTCGTCGTGACCTTAATGTGCGCTCTTCAGTCAGAGCAGCGGGAAGCTACGGCATTACAGTAGCTCAACCCGTCTCTTTGTCTCAAACTAGCATGGGTCGTTTGGCTCAAGCTTTAGGAGGAGCTAGTGGAGTCTTAAAAGAGCTAGGTGACTACCAGCAAAGAAAAGAGGAACTGGAGCTTCAAAAGAAGAGTTTAGAGAGCAGGTTAGAGGCGACCGAACTTGCAGGAGAGAAAGCTAAAATAGACATTCAGACTTCTAAGCTGAGGGGAGCAATCACTAACGAATCAGTAAAGCAACAAGCGATTCAGCTTGAGATGCTCAGAGAACAACGCGAAGTTGCTGAGTTTGAGAGTCAGTTGAGCGGTATGACTCCCGAAGAGCAGAGAGACTACCTTTCTAGTTTTAATAGTGAAGTCGAAAGAATAGAGAACGAAAGGGACAGTGCTATCGGTAAAGCCGTCCCTGTTGTATCTCAGTTTGGAACTGAAGAGCAAAAAGCTCCTTTGTTAGCCATTATAGCGGACCAGAAGCTAGGCGCTTCAAACAGAGACTCTTACATCAGGTTTTACAAAGAAAGAGTAAACCAAAGGCTCAACGAGTTCGGGGAACAAAACGTCACAGAAGAAGAAGCTAAAGCTATAGGAGAAGACATCCTAGATGAGTTCTTGGCTGAAACAAACCTACAGGGCGAGCAAAGAAAGGGTTTCCTTAGGTCTGTTGAAAAGTTTAACAAAGAAGCCTTAGCTGAAACCACGGGTGCTTTCATTAACAAAGCTAAAAGCATTTCGAACGACCTTTTGGTAAACAAGCTTGTGGGAACTCTTGATGAGGATGTACCTGTTCTTTCTCCTATTATGAAAGGAGAGATGCAAAAGGCTGCTAACGAAGGTGATTTATACACTATTCTAGTTGGAGATGGTAAAGGAACTGGGGGTCTTTATAACATAGCTAGAGCTAAAGGAGAAGACGCATTAGAGGTAGCCGAGTCTATCTTAGACCAGCTAGGTGATTTCTTAAAAGTTGATGGACAGCAATTCAAAGATACAGCGGAGTTCGCTAAAATCTCTGAAGACTTTGAAAAAGCTAAAGATGCAGAAGCAGAAGAATCCATTCGAAGACTAGCCAGAGACACTAAAAATAACGAAATGGACGTTGCGGCGTTTGCTAAAGAAATAGCGCAACAAAAGACAAAGGACGAAATCTTAGCTATTGGTGAAGGTCTTAACGCTACAAACCTTCTTGAAAAGTTACCGGAATCGGAAGAGGTTTTGAGCGGAAAACCAGATGGAGTAGACGATGAAATTTGGGTTTCTAACTTAGTTCAAGAACTTCGTATGGCTTCTGAGTCTGAGAATGAACTGGCAGATTTTTACATCGCAAGAAACTCTAAGAGTTATAACCGTTTAGACGAAACTAATAACCTAACTGAGGTTCTTAGCTTAATCAAAAACGAGTTAGAAGACTTTAGCATACCGGGGATAAAGTCCGACTCAGCTATGGGTCAGTCTACAGAATCCGCTGAAATACTAAGTACTTATCTAAGAAACGGCCAAGTCACCGACATCCTTCTTGAACGACTGGACGACCACTCTGGAGGTGTGATTAGTAGATACACAGCGAACGTGAGAAAAGCGGCTATTGACGTAAAAAGAGTATACAAAGGCCAGTTGTCATCAGATGAGGCTAAAGAGGCTTTAAACAATAAGCTAAATGCAGAAAGCGAAAAGCTTCAAAACGGTTTAAAGAACTATTTCAAAGAAACAGTAAAAACAAGACAAAGATTTTTAAACGAATACTCTGAAAGCGCGGGAGATATCGAAGATTCTTATAGGAGATACATAGAAAGAGCCCCTCAAAAGTCTTTTAAGGAAGTTTCTGAAAAGATAGAAGCTACATTAGCTGGTGAGAAACTTGAAGAAATTGAAAAGGAAGCGAAGCGCAGAGCTGGGATTCTTTCTCCTTCTGTTTTGAATAAAAAGTCAAAACCAAGGCAAAAACTTGATGAGATAGCTACTTCTTTAGTAGAGAGCGAAACACTGTATGCTGATGATATTTTTAATAAGCCGAGAAAAACATACGAAGACCTAGTTAATACCATTGAAAAAGGAGAAGCAGCTAGAATTAAAAAAGGCGTATCAAACTTTGAAATCAAAGAAATAGCTAAAACAGCTTATGTTATGAAAGACTCGCCTTTAATACCTATAGTCACCGCTGAAGAGCAGATAGATTTTAGTAAAAGTCGCCGTGGATTAGGAAGTTCGTTAGACGAAGAGGAAAAAACTATACGATTAAGAAGGTCAAACAGACTTCAAGACATTGAAGTAGATAGAACATTATTTAAAACGTCTAAACCTCCTTTGCTTGAGTTGATGTTTGACTTAGAACCCAAAGGACAAGAAGACGTTGATAGGGCTGTTGAGCAACTAAATTCAACTTTTAGTGAGTTGACTGTAATATCAGACTTGTATGGTTTTGGGCCTGACGTTCTTTCGTTTCTGAAAGCTCAATACAACACTGATTACCAAAAGCAAATCAGAGATTTAAGAAAGAAAAAGTATCGAAATGGAAATAGGTAAAACTAACCAAGAAGACCTACTTGTAGGAAAGAGCCTTTTAGAAGAAGAGGAAGAAAAACTCGTAGGCAAAAAGCAGCTAGAGTTGTTTGACGATTCAGTAGGTAAAGCGCCTATTCCTGAGCAGCCGCAGCAGCCGTCAGAACAGCAGCAGCAGCCTCAGACACAAGCGGAAGCGCTAGTAGACGCAGAAGTCCAAGACCCAGAGGAAGCTGAGAAGAAAGACGACATGGACGCTCTGGATGTCGCTACGGACATCGTGCTATCTCCTTTAAAAGGAATTGCTGGAGCTGCTGAGGGTCTTATAGGGCTTGCTGACTACGTTACAGGAGACGACCTAATCAGTGACTGGTATGTAAGAGAAAAAGACTCAAAATACCGTTCAAAGACTTTTGTTGGTGGTTTTATTGAGGGAGCGGTCCAGTTCGGTGTCGGTTTTGTTCCCGGTCTTGGTATTGCTTCAAAGGCTGGAAAAGCGTTACAGCTAAGTAAGCTAGGAAAGCTAGGAGGAACGGCTGTGAGTAAAACACTCAACGCAACTCTTAAAGGCAGCAGAACGCTAGACGTAAAAACCCTAAGAACAGTAGCAAAGCTTAAGAAAACCTCTAAAGCTGCTGTAAAAGCCGCCGCAGGTGGGGCCATTTCTGACTTTCTTGTTTGGAAAGGACAGGAGAAAAGGCTTTCAAACTTTCTTAAGGAGAACGCTGGCATGGAAGGTAATGCAGTAATCGAGTGGATGGCGTATGACCCTGACAAAAACGAATCAGAGCTTGAAGGTCGATTTAAGAACGCTCTTGAAGGACTTGTTGTTGGAGAGTTGGCTGGAGCTGCTATTTTTGGAGTCAAAAAGGGCATCCAAGCTATTCCAGAGGGGTCTGAAGCGGTAGAAGCTCTTAAGAAAATCTTTGGAGCTTTCAGAACCAAGAACAAGCTTATCTCTGAGCAGATAGCAAAAGGGGAAACACCAAACGAGTTCTTGGCTGTAGATAAAGCTACAAAAGACGCAAGTAACGTCATTAGCGAAAGCGAAAGCAGAGCGCTCAGTGAGCTAAACCAGCGCATCAAAGACCACAGCAAGGTAAAGCAAGAAGAAGCACTTACTGGAACTCCTTTTGCGGAAAGGTCAGAGTCTAGGTCTACTCAAACAGCTAGAAACGAAGCTAAAGAGGTTCAAGAAGAATTTAAGTTTGATGAAATAGACGTAGATAACGCTACTGATGAACAAGCTGATAAATGGTTAAGAGACAACGCTGACATCCCCGGAGGAGTTTTGTCAAAAGAAACCAAGAAGGCTACCATTAGGGAAATCATCGAAGAGGGTAAAAAAGGAGGAGCTGAGTCTATGCGTAAGAAGCTTGGAGATACTATTATCGAAAGGCTTAAAAAGGCAGGAGTTGGTAACGACACTAACCCCATTTCTTACCTTTCTGGACTCAGGACAATCACTGAAGCTCCTGAACTTAGAGCATTGTTGAGTCGTGTATCTAAAGAGGTAATAGCCAAAGGAGAAGACCTATTCGACCCTAAAAGTGCTGCAAGCCTATACAACGAAACGGAAGAGGTAATAAGAAAGGGACTAGAAGCTGCGGGAGGAAACAATAAGAACGTGACCCTTGAAGCCCTAAGAAAGCGCCCAGATGACTTGAAAATCATCAGGACAGAAGCTGAAGTTCTTTACACAGCTCTGGAAAAAGCAGGTTCTCAAGCTTTTGAAAACTATTTAAACGCTGAAAGAGTCGTTCTAAAAGGCGAGTCTTTGCTTGAAGTTGAGCTGGAAGGATTAGGTAAGGTAGCTCTAAACCAAGAAAGAGCTATGCAAGAGCTTAGCAACTCCATGGAAACTTTTGCTGTTCTTCAGGAGATGTGGGCAGACTTTGGAACTCAACTTTCGTTAGCGCTACGTGACCGAGAGTCTTTAT